AAAAAAAAAAAAAAAAAAAAAAAATGGAAAAAAAGGAATCAGATGAAAGATTTTATAATTTAATCAAAGAAAATTATAATAAAAAATCTGATAAAGAAAGATTAGAAGAAATACATCAGGAATTAATAAATAAAAGAAGTAAAAATAATATGTTTGATTTTTAAGGAAATAGACAATTTAAAATCAGTGTAAATAAATTATGATATTTAAGATCGATGTAATTAATTTAAGATATTTAAAGAAATTTTTGTATAAATTATAATGCAAAATGAAGAATATCAATATATAAATTTAATCAAAAAAATATTAGATAATGGTTTTTGGGAAGAAGGAAGAAATGGTAAAACAAAATCAATATTTGGGGAAATGATGAGATTTTCATTGAAAGACAATACAATTCCTATTTTAACAACTAAAAAAACAGCATGGAAAACTTGTTTAAAAGAATTATTATGGTTTATTCGTGGTGAAAGTGATAATAAAATCTTAAAAGATCAAGGTGTTCATATTTGGGATGGGAATACTACACGTGAGTTTTTAGATAGTAGAGGATTACATCATTATCCTGAAGATATTGCTGGACCGATTTATGGTGCACAATGGAGGAATTTTAATGCTGAATATAAAATTTATGATCAACAAAAAAAAAATAAACAAGACGGTATTGATCAACTTCAACAAATTATTGATGCATTAAAAGATCCAAAACAAAGAAACAGTCGTAGACTCGTAATGATAGCATGGAATCCTTGTCAATTAGATCAAATGGCTCTACCTCCATGTCATATTTTATGTCAATTTAATATACATGATGGTAATAAATTAAGTTGTACAATGTATCAAAGATCAGTTGATACAATGTTAGGATTACCATTTAATATTGCATCATATTCATTTTTAACACATTTAATTGCAAAACATTGTGGTTTAGAAGCATATGAATTTATTCATTTTATGGGTAATATTCATATTTATGAAGACCATATTGAATCATCCAAATTGCAAATTTTAAGAGAACCTTTTGAATTTCCAAAAATCAATATTAAATGTTTAAAAAATAATATTAGTGATTATGATATTAATGATTTTGAAATTATTAATTATAAACATCATCAAGAAATTAAGATGAGTATGATTGTTTAAAAAAAAGTGATATGAGGTCTTTTGAAAAAAATAATTAGGATTCTAAACCCAAATAAGAAAAAATTGAATAATTATTATATTAAATTAAATAATAATTATTATGTTTTACATATTACTAATAATTACAATTGCCTGCATTAATTGCTTTGATAATATTAAACGTTATTCCAGTTCAAATAAATTATTTAGATTATTTGGAGGAATAAATAATGAAAATGGAGATTTTAATTATGAAAATGGAGATTTTAGTAGAGACAGAGATTATAATGATAATTTATTTTTGGCTTATCATAAGTGGATTAAACATAGTTTTCAGAAAGAAAATAAAACAAAGAATAATGATGAAATATTACAAGAAGAACTTAAAGAAATTTATAAAAATAATCTATATATATTGAAATATATGGAAAAACATAATAAAAAAAGAAATTATAATTAATCTAATAACAATGACCAAATATTATTTTTTAATACACACCCAACATTTTCAATTTTTTCTTTAATATTATTTAAAAATTTTTCATTAATAAAATTAAGTGTATATGTAATTTGTTTATCTTTATTTTTAATAACAGAAATATCAATATTTCTACCTGCTATTTTATTTATTTGTTTAATTCTATCTTTAATTCGATCTTCTAGATTATATGGAAACGGATATTGAGGATGATCTATTGGTATCATAAAATAAGTTTTTTTATTACCATCTTTTGTTGTAGAATATTTTTCAAGTTTTAATAACATATTTTTTAATTCATAACAAATTTGTTCTCTAGTTAAATTATTAATTCTATTTATATCATCTTTTGTAATATTTGGTATTTTTTTTATAAGAGTCATTAAATATTTTTTATCTTTAGCAGTAGAACAAACAGCACCTTTAAAAGTTGGTATACCAGTACCACGTTTTTTATTATGTGATTTAGATATTGGTTCTCTAATTTTAAATAAATCTTCTTCATTTGATGCAAGTTTATTAAAGTTTTTATCAATCAAACCAACAATAAAATTTTCGTCACGATCATTATAATAATCAAGTACAGATTCATAATCATAACTGATATTTTCTTGTTTAATTGATGATTCATTACTATTATCAATTTTTACATTATTAAACTTTTGTTTTACATAGTTTTCAACAGAAACCATATTTGTATTAGTTAGAGGTAAGTGTTCACGATAAAACATTGATACTTCTTCATTTTCATCAAATGGTTGAAAAATATAATATTTACCTCTTTGAATAATATATCCTGGTCTATTAAATTTATCATAAATTGTATCAATAAAATTATTAAAATCATTTTCTGTTTTAGGCATCATATCTTCAATTGCTTGATCTAAAAAGTAATCATCAAATAATTCTAATTTTTCTTTGTTTAATGATTTTTTGATTATTTGTAAAATTTCATCATATAAATAAACATGTTTAAATTTATATAAATCTTTAATTATATTTTTAATTGTATCAATCTCAAATTTAGCTAAATCATCATTAAATGTATTATAATCAATTTGATTTTTTTCTAATGGAATATATCTTTTATTTTTATTATCCCAATATTTATCATTTAATTGTTTAGAATCACATTTATATTCACATTCTTTAAAATCACATATTGCAGGACATATTTTTTTACCACTTTCAACATTTTCAAGAGTTGGATAAACACAATCTTTATATTTTTCAACTTCTTCAGGAAAAATATTACCATTTAATAATAAAGGACAATCAATAGACACTTCTTTTATTGCTCTTTCTACATCTTTTATTAATAAATATTTTAATTCTGCTTTTTGATATAAAACTTCGTCAGTTGATAAAGGTACATTTTTTTTTTGTTTTTTTGTTAATTCTTGTTTTTTACCATCTGGATATAAAGCTACAACATATCTATAAACATTTACTTTAGGAAATCTATATTCATCAGTTATTGTATTCATATGTTTACACATTCTAATACCACGACCAATAACTTGATCGACTTTACCTAAATTATAATGAACATCTAAAATATGTATTTCTTTAACATTTTCTAATGTAATACCTTCATTCATTACCTTTGAGCCTAAACATAATTTAATTTTTTTACCATTAATATTATCTTGATTATTAAAAACTTCTCGTATAATTTTTTGTTTAATTTCTGGTATATCTTCACCAGAATCGTCACTTGCACCTGTGATTAGTATAAAAGTAGAAGGTTTAAATTCATTGGTTTTTCCCAATTTTTTAAATTCAGAATAAGGTCTTCCCGATAAATAATCAATGGTATTATCTTTAATATCATAATTTTTATAATTTTCTTGATATTCTAAATATCCATTCTGAATCAATGTTTCAGCAAATATTTCAATACCACCTGCTTTTACTAAATTAGAATAAATAAATGCAGTTCCTGCACTTTTATCATATTCAGTATTATTGTATAATTTATCTAATCGTTTAACTGTTTTATAAAATTTAATTGAAAAATATCTTAAATACTCTTTGTTTAAAATATGTCCAGTTATTGTCTTGTTCTCATTCAATATTAAAAAATTATTTTCAATTTCTTTATTAAGTTTACCACCAAAAATCTTTTTATTAATTAATGATCTTAATTTATCACCATCTGTTTCTAATTGACTAATAATTATATTAATTCCTTCATTTGAAAAATAACCTATTAGATCATTTTTATCTTTATTAAGACCTGGAAAAACAAAGTTTGCAGAAGCAGAAGAAGCTCTATCTAATGTATCATCAAAAAATTTAGTAGTTTCTAAATAAGTTTTATATTGAAATTCTTCCATAAAACATTTAACAACAGGAGTAAATAATAAACCTTTGGATAGAATACCTTTATCAATTCTTTTAGCAAATGTATATGGTATATTTCCTCTAAAATAAGAAACATAACCTCTCGCTTTTTCTTTTAAATATTCTAGACCATTTGGTTTAACTTTCATACCATAACCTCTTTCACCAGTAAAAATTTTTTCTCTTTGTATTTGATCATCCAATGGTCTAATAAAATTTAACATATCAATAATATCATCAGCTAAATTCTTCATAGGAGTAGCTGTTAATAAAATAATAATTAAATTTTCTGAAGATTTAATGATTTTTTTTAAAGCTTCACCATAATCATTACCAGTTAAGTTATGAGCTTCATCAATAATTAAAACTGAATTATTCATATTTGTTATTTTATCAACAACAATTTCTCTTTCAATTTCACCTTCTTCATTTTTACGATAAGATGATTTAATTTTATTATCATCACCAATTTTTTTCTCAGTTATTTTTTCTCCAAGAACTTTTTTATAAAATGATTTATAAGATAAAATTTTATAATATTGCATTGATCCATTTATTGCTATTTTTATTTCACGATCTTTTTCAGCTTTAGTCATTTGATTTAGTAATTCTTTATTTTTCAGATAAGTTTCACCTGTACAAAATAATAATTCTGATTTAAAGTTTTCACGTATATTTGGACCTGATGTTAAAACATATATTTTTGTATTATATTTTCTAACTTGTTCTTTAAATTGTTCAGCTATAGAAATTGCTGTACAAGTTTTACCTACACCTGTACCATGCATAATTAATAATCCTTTATAAGGTGTATTTGGATTAATTAAATTTGATAATATTGCTTGTGACTCTCTTAATTTAAATTCACCTTTGCAATTTTGATCTCTATAATTTTTAACTTCATCAAATGTTTCCATTTTTGGTCTTTGATTTATATAATGATAATAAAATTCCCTTTTTTTGTATATCTTACTTTGAATATTTGGATCAGTAGGATTTGGATATGAAAAATCTTTAATTAATTTTTTTTTACTCATAATTATTAAGTATTAGAATTAAAAACATTTTATAGAAATTAAGTTTAATAATTAAAAATTTTATTTAATTAATTTAATGGAAAAAAATAATCTGATTAATATATTAGATAGCATAGAAAAACCCTCAAGAATTTATAATTCTATATATCGTAAGAACTTAAAAGAAAAAATATCAAAACTAAATAATAAAAAAGATTACTTATTTATTTATGGAAGAATTAGCAAAGAACTTGAATCAAAATTTTCTGTAAATAAAAATGGTGTTTATTTTAACATCAATTTGTTAAGTGATGAGTGTATTAAAGAATTATCAGATTATATTTCTGATAAAAATGATACAGAATCTGCTACAGAAATATCTAAAATAAAATATGAAACCTACTATAAAGAAAATGAAAATGATATGGAATTTTCTTATGGTACAAAATTTAGTAATCAAGAAAAAACTATTTTGAAGAAATTACATCAGAAGTAACGACCATTTTTAAGTTTATTTGATCATTATATATTTCATAATATTTCTTATTTCTAAGTTTTGATTTATTAATATAAACAATTATTTTATTTTGATAATTATTTTTTAAAAATTCAAATAATTCACTTGAAATATCAGAATATAACATCTTAATTAATAAATATAATCTTACTGTTAGTTTATAATTCCATTTATCAAGAACTAAATCTTTATTATTATCAATATACAAATATTTTGTTATATTTGTATACATAATATAATTTCCATCAATATTTTCATATAATTTTTCATCACCTTCAATAAGATAATATGTATTTAAATCTATAAATATACCTAATGGTTTATGTAAAATACAATTATTTTTAACATTTATTTTATTAATTTTTTTTATTGGCAAATCATAATCAATAGCAAAAAATGAATTATTATTTTTTTTATTTAATGTTTTAATTAATAAATATATTGGTATTATATATACAGTGTTATCATCAATATTTTTTTTTGATAAAACACCTATTATTTTATTATTTTCATTAAAAACTGGTGAACCTGAAAAAGATCTTTCTACAACATTCTCATCTATAATATCTGCTTTTATATATAATATCTTAGGATTAGTAGGAACATTATTTATACATAAAAAATGTGGTGTTGCGTTTGTTAATCTAATTTGTTTTATATCATTTTTAATAAATAGTATTTGATTATTTTTAATTATCTTATTTTGATATTTAGAGAGTGGTTTAATATTTTCAACACTATTTTCTGATTTTAAAATTAACAATTCATTCCAAACACTATCAATATGTATTTTTAATTTATTTTCTTTATTATCAGTTAAATAACAATTTTTAATTGGTAAACCATGATTTGTTGTAATAATATATTTTTCTTCATCCAAAGTAAAAACAAAACCTTTTAATAAAATTTCATATTTTATGTCATTAATAGCCTGTAATTCACATGTTATATTTACGGTGGTCATTAATAATTAATTATCTATTAAATTTATTTTTTTTTCAATTTTTTAATAAATTTTTAGTTGCTTTTACATATTGATATAATATAGGATATTCATTTTTATCTACATTATCAAATAATACTTTAGTTTTATCAGTTCCGTTTGTAATTTTGTATATTAAATTTTCAAAATAATACCCATTATGTTCTAATATTTTTATAGCTTCTTCATCATCATAATTTATATATATTGTTTTAAAATTATTTGAATTATAGAATAATGGTAAAATTGAACATAACCATTCAACTTTTATTTTATTTGTTATTTTCATTTTTAACATTTTATTATTAAATGGAATATTATTTTTGGTGAAATTATATTCTTGTGTTTGGTTATCAAAGCCAATATAAAAAATATATGGTGCATTATTTATTTTTGTATCAAAATTTATTAATTTTATTATATCTATTCCTGTATGAAATATTTCATTTTTCATTTTAAAACAAAATTGGTAAGGATAACCAAACATAAATGATTTTATTATTTTTTCATAAATTGTATCGGTATCTAATGTTTTAATAAAACTAGAAGAAAAATTTTTCATAATATCAATTATATTTGGTTCTGAATATTTACTATCACTATTACGTTTAATTGTTAAAATATCAAAAATATTTTTTGTGTAATTTTCAATAAATACTAAAAATATTTTTGAATTGATATTATTTTGATTACACCATATAATAATTTCTGATTCATATTTTTTGAAATCATTAAATATTTCATCAGTTAATAAACATTTTATATTTAATAAATTTTCAAAACATTTAATATCATAAATTTTATTGTTATTGTAATATGTTATTAATAAATTCCATAATTCAATATTAAATTCATTAGGTATATTTTTTTTATCATTTTTATAATATGTTATAAATGTATTAACAATTTTTATAAATAAACCAAAATATTTTTTTGTTAAATAATTAATTGATGTTATTTTAAAAACATTGAAATTATAAAATTTTTTTTTAAAATTATTAAAAATATCAAATAACATCTCTATCTCTCTATCTTGATTATCATATGTTTTACTTATTTTTATGTATAAATTATTTATTGACATATTTATTGATTTAATTAATGTCATAATTGCAATTGTTTCATTTAAACAATTATAACCCATTGAAGCTAAAATTACTAGTGCTTCTTTATCTGTATCAATAAAATTTAAATTTTGTTTTATTTCAGATATAAAATTATATATTTCACAAACATAAAAATTTTTATATAAAGGTTTATAATTTCTTGATACATATGTTTTAACATCAATATCTATTAGTATCATTTTTGTTGTTAGCCTATGTATCATTTTATAAAATACATTTTCTTTTAATTGATTCATTTTTTTTGAATTAAAAGAAATAATATTATTAAAAATATTCCTTTTAATTAAAGCTTCATATGGATGTATTAAATAAAAATTACCGTCTAGATCAAATAAATTCTTAATATCATAACCAGTATTAAATCTTTCAAAAAACTTATATTGTTTATCTTTCATATTTTCAAAATACTTATCATTCCAATAAATTGCATAATCAATATAATTTATATTATATTGATTTTGAATAATAGATAATATATTTTTTTTTATAATTTCTATATTTTTATCTAAATCATTATATTTCAGCTTATCAAAATTATTTTCATATAATTCATAAACATTTGGATCGCAATCTTTTGGTATAATATTACCTTCAATACTTTCATTTAATTCAGTAATAATTTCTTTATCTTTTTTAATTAATTGTAAAAATGTTTCTTCAAAATTCATTTGACTTATTTTAAATTTAGGTTTAACTTTTTCTCTTGAATTTTTTTCATAAACATAGTAAACTGTACCTTCTGCAGTACGACCTACTCTACCCTTTCTTTGTTTTCTACTTGCTTCTGAAATTTTTTCTATTTCAAAATTATACATATCTAATTTTTCATTATAAATATTGGT